TTTCTCTTGTTTCTTATGGCGACGATAATGTATTGAATATCAGTGATGATGTGATAGAATGGTTCAATCAAATAACTATCACAAATGCTCTTGCACAAATTGGGTATACTTATACTGATGAAGGAAAAACAGGTGAACTTATCCCGTTCAGATCTTTGGGAGAAGTAAGTTTTTTGAAGCGAAATTTTGTACAAGGTAAAAATGGATATTACAAAGCACCTTTAGATATTAACGTAGTAAAAGATATGACTAATTGGGTTAGGGGTGAGCTCATTGCCACCTCTACCATTGAAAATGTTGAGTTCTCACTTCGAGAACTAGCCTTGCATCCGCGCGAGGATTATAATTCTTTTGTCAAACAAATTAAGAGTCTTTCAAGGCTCCATGGTATCAAGATAGATGCGCCCGCTTACGACGCATGGCAGCAATTATTCATCAGCGAATATTTCTGCTCTTAAATTTGTAAGCAAAACCTTAGACCCTACCAGATCCTCTGTGAACGACATAGTGGAGGAAACCGTGCTGGTCTATTGTATGTGCGTTATACTGTACGCGCAGGCAGCCCCTGTATACAGTGTCACCCCACCTAAACGCGTGGCTATGCGTGCGGTGGTATTCAATTTAGCCGCTACAACACCAAATAACAATTCAAATGTCAAAACGGAAACGACTGCTTTACTCACAACCGACATGCAAGCACCTTCAGTGTCTGCATCAGAAATTTCTCGCAACATTAAATTTTCAAATACAGATCGCACAAATCACAATTTGGCGACTATTTTGCAACGTAAAATACAAATGAGAAATTTGATTTGGAATTCTGATGTTGTTGAATTGCCACTTTTTATGACTCCTGAAAACTTAAGTACAGTTCGTACTCTTTATGAAGGAATATATCCCGAGGCCATGTTCAATAAATCAGCTATGTTAGTAGCCAAACTCCAAGGTTTTCGCTATTTACGTACAGATATTGAATTTGAACTTAAAGTTAACTCAACTCAATTTATGCAAG